TGGACATGCTGATCACCCAGCGCGCGCGCGCGCTCTCACAGGTGGATGAGCGCACGCAAGACTTGCGCTTATTGAACATTACCGACCACCTGACGGGCGTGTATAACCGCCGGCACTTCGAAGCGTTGATGGAGCGCCTGCTCGTTGAGGCCGACGCGCAACGCAGCCCCTTATCGCTGATCATGTTCGACGTCGATCACTTCAAACGCATCAACGACCTCAAGGGGCATCAGTGTGGTGATAACGTGCTGAAGTCATTGTGCGTACGACTACGTTCGGCAATCCGCAAAACCGATCTTCTGTGCAGGACGGGTGGGGAAGAATTTGCATTGATCTGCCCTGGAAGCGACCTGAACGATACGAAACTGTTGGCAGAAAAGCTCCGATCCCTCGTAAGCGCCCTCCCCTTTGAGGAGGCCGGTCAAGTAACGTGCAGCTTCGGCGTCGCGACGTGGAGTCCATCGGAATCATTTGACGCTCTCGTTCGGCGTGCGGACAGCGCCATGTACAGCGCTAAATCAAATGGTCGTGACCAAGTCCAACTCGCCGATAGATAACGTACCGAACGCAGGGGCGCGGCCCATCAGCGCCGAGGCGTTGATGGGCGGCTACGCGCCGGTCAAAAGTCATCCTTTACGTTTGCGACGTTGATCTTGAGCGCTCGGCATTGCAGATGGGCACTGCTTTAGACCTCACCCTTCTGGAGTTGGACTGCTGAGCACGTTTGCACGCTCCGCCGGCCGGGTATTTTCCCGCGACCAACTGCTCGACAAGCTCTACTCCGACCACCGCGTAGTCACCGACCGTACGGTGGACAGCCATATCCGCAACCTGCGGCGCAAGCTGGAGCAGGCGTGCCCAGGGGAAACGCCCATCGAGTCCTTGTATGGGGTGGGCTATCGGTTTCAGTTGTCCGGCGCCTGAGGACTCGAAGGGTCAAGGCTATTCGAGGTAGCGCTATAGTGAGCAGCCCCTAGGTCGAATGGCCCTCGTTACGATTCTGTTGTTTTTTAACGCCTTTCCCGTTCTTTCGCTCATGTTGGTGGTGAATGAACCAGGCGACTAAAAGTAGACCCGCCACCCCAAAAATGAATAACAACAGCTCTATTGCGGGACCTTCGTGTGAAAACATGTTTCGTTCCTCATCCTGAAGTATCGCGCCTCAACAACCAGCGCTACCGAAATTATTCGTAACAATTCATACATTTTCAGAGTAGTCGCCAAAGCCAGAGGTGACAACCCTAAAAGCCTCAGAACCATTGATCTAGACACGTCACTCGTCGAAAAAACCGCGCAGGGTCATCAGAAGTTGAGGCTGTAGGACTAGGCGCGCGCGCCTTGGAAGCGCACCAACACACTTAGCAAATTGGCCATTAGCACGCGCCCCGCCACCGTGCTCACTGGACGATGACGGCCAGAGCGGTGCGCCGGCAGTGAACCGTTGGCACTTTTTCAACTGGGGCCTGTCAACCGTGCATCAATGCCAAGTGATAGCTCATCATGCACAGCTGGAAGAAAATATCGTTGACTGAGGGTTTAGAGCGGAGCCTGCCCGGGCACCAGGTAGATTGCATCCTGGTGAATGGCTGGACTGCGACCATACTGGTACGGCAGCCCGAACATGACGCTATGTTCTGCACGACAGGTATCAACCTTGCCACGCTCGCAGATAGCCCAAGCATTCAGAAGCTTGCTGATGAACTTGTGTTTGAAATAGACATGTCGAGGGGCGGGAGAGCCGGCTAGCTCTCCCCTACTTACTTGTTATTCTGCGGTACTTGCGAGAAATTCGCCCGCTCTACGAACGAGCATCCTCCACTCCTTCCCGTTGATGAGGCCGGTGCTCTCCATATCGTCGGCCTGCCTCAGCAACTCGAAATATTTATCCTCAATATCCTGTTCGTCTACCGCATGGGCGTAGATAGCTGCCCAGGCTTTTACCGCAGAGCGCCGCGTTGATGGTTGCATTTGAGCACCTGATTATGTCCGCGGAAATAGAGCGGTGCCCATCAAAAATCGTTCATCTGCGCGGCGGTCGATCCGACCAGTGGTGGCATGTGGCTATGACTGATTCTTATTGCACAGGCCGCCGCGACATCCAGCCTGTGCCGATGTCGCCACGCCCCGGCAACGGGCATCTGCAAGCCCGCGCCGCTTGATTATCAGCAAGTGCCAGGCGGTATCCCGTCTTTGTTGAAATCCTTCAGGCGCTCGCGCTCCTGCTCAGTTGAATGCGCCGGGGTTTCTTGCTCTGGCTCGGTGTTCTTTTCTTCAGTCATTACGATGTCCTCTGGGTGGTAGCTATTTCGGCACCTGCCGGAATCAGCAGTTCAAACCAATACCACCCCACCTTCCAGACAGCGCCCGACAAGAACGCCCCGCAACCCTTAATGACCTGACGATGCCACCCTCGAGAACGAAGAGTTCATAACGCTGACTCCGGCCGGAGTGCGCACCGCGCAAGGGTGAGCTGATGCAGACCGAGCGTGGGCGTGGCGCACACAGCCCGTGGCATCGCCGAACTCTTCTTGCTGGACGCCGATAGAAAGCGCAGCCCCAATTGATTAGCGCGCAATCATTTGGCGCGCCTATCACTTCCATACATTCTTTTGCATTCCTCGTTTCAGGCCTAGCCCGCAAGCTGCAACTGAATCTCACTGTGCTGCATAAAAAGGCCGCCTTTGTTCGTGATCAACGACATGGCGTGGGAGTGCCACGCCACTAAACTCCGGCCCTTGGAGGCCTCTATGAAATTAAGATCCCTGAGTATCGCGCGAAGAGCCTTTGTCTGCTTTGGCCTGATTACATGCCTGCTCATCAGCTTGGCAGCCTTCTCTTATCTACAAATTAATCGGCTACGTGCCGCTGAGCAGAACATCGAGCAAAACTCCCTCCCCAGTATCCAGGTCATTGACGATATCCAAATCGCCCTGCTTCACGCCCGCCTTGAAAGTATTCGCATGCTCTCTAGCGCCACCCGCGATGTGCATGACTTCTCGCTGTCAAAAGTCCAGGAAGCTATACAGACACTTCAGTCGAAGACTGATTATTATCGCGCGCACCTGATGTCTGGGGAGCAAGACGAAATCCAATTCGCGAAGGCCAACCAGGCCATGACTGCCTACATCGACGGCCTCAGAAAAGTCATTGCAATGGATTCATCCGACCATGATCAAGCGGTTATTTTTGCCAATACCGAGCAAGCGCAAAGAGCCACCGACTATCAAGAGCAACTGACCGTTTTGCGCGAGCAAAATGCACGCCAGGCCATGGTGTCTGGTGTAGACGCTACCGACGTATACAACCATAGCGTCCAAGTCCTGGTAGCGGTGCTGATCGTGGCATTTATGTTAACCATCGCCTTGGCCATTTTGTTCACTCAGAGCATCGTGGGCCCAATCAGCTCATCACTTAAGTTGGCGGAGGATATCGCCGCTGGCGACCTTACCCATGACCTTGAAGTAACAGGCTCAGATGAAGCTTCGCGCTTGATGCATGCGCTGAACGTGATGCAGAAAAATTTACGCAACACCATTTTAGAAATCTCGGGTGCTTCTTCCCAGCTGAGTACCGCTGCCGTGGAAATGACCTCGATTACTGAAAGTGCTGATCGCACCCTTCAGCAACAAAATAGCGAAATAGAGCAAGCTGCTACCGCGGTCACCGAAATGAGTGCTGCGGTTGAAGAGGTTGCACGTAACGCCAACTCCACTTCTGAAGCAGCCATGCAGTCGAGCATCGCCGCAGATCTGGGTAACCAAAAAGTCACTGAAACGTTAACGGCAATGCGCGGGTTGACGGGGTTGGTTGAAGTGTCATCCGATCAGGTGAAAGAACTGGCAGCCCAAGCTCAAGACATCAGCAAAGTACTGAGTGTGATCAGGGCGATTGCTGAGCAAACCAACCTGCTTGCCTTGAATGCCGCCATTGAGGCGGCTCGTGCAGGAGAACAGGGTCGCGGTTTTGCAGTAGTCGCAGATGAAGTTCGAGCGCTGGCACACCGAACACAAACCTCAACGCAAGAAATCGAACAGATGATATCCACGATTCAAGCAGGCTCTTCTGCCGCGGTCGAATCAATGCAAAAGAGCACGTCCGAGGTTTATAGCACGCGAGATACTGCAGAACATGCAGGCCAGTCGCTACGCCAAATTATTGATTCCGTGCTCGAAATTAACGACCGGAATATCCAGATTGCCACCGCGTCTGAGGAACAAGCACACGTGGCGAGGGATGTTGATCGCAGCCTGATAAGCATCCGCGACCTTGCAGTGCAGAGCAGTGAAGGCACTCGCCAAACACTCACAGCGAGCAACGAACTTTCTCGCCTGGCCGTCAACTTGAACGATCTGGTTCTTCGCTTCAGGACGTAGGAGGTGGTCGCAGAGAAGGAAATGCAGCACCGGGCAAGGCCGGGCACGGGGTAGTCCATGGAACGTATCCGGCTTCGCGGCCAAGTGATTGCAAACCTTAACATCAGCGACGTCACTGAGTAGTTTTGCGCAGCCACAAAAAAGCCGATCTAGCTGATCGGCTCAAGTGTCTGATTTTACTCAGGAATAATGGTCGGGACGGAGTGATTCGAACACTCGACCCCTAGCACCCCATGCTGGCGGACGTCCCGAAAAGCCTTAAACAGCAACAACTTACGTAGGCGCCCACTGCAATCGACGCCTAACGATGTTGAGCAAGGATTCACGAATCCCCGCAAATCTCCCTGTAAGCTTTCGCCAAGAACGTACTGCCCATTGGAGTACTCCCGAATTGTCACTACCCCCCCCTTATGAGTCAAATGCTGAGGACTGTAACGACCCAGGCAATTGTTTTATGAAGGGAACACTCAGTTTTCAGGGTAGCAAAACATCCATTTTTCTATGCATATGCAAACGGAATGTTGCGGCCTGCAGCGTGGGTTTTGCGCAAGATTTACGATCGTTCTGCAACCCGCCATCCATGGTCTATGCTGCATTGGCTTGGACTAATCCAGGCCAAAAAAGGAATAACAAGATGGCCGATGATCTGAAAAACCGTGGACCACAAGACCGTGCGCGCGTGAACACGTCAGAGGCGTGGGAGGTCAAGTACTGGTGCAACGAGTTTGGAGTCACAGAAGATCAGTTGAGGGCAGCGGTTAAAGCCGTTGGTCCTATGGTAGTCGATGTCAAGAAGCACCTCGGCAAGTAAAAGCTCGACAGCCCCTCGCCTACCGAGGGGCTTTAGACCCCCACCATGTCAAGGTGACCACGAAACACATGCAGGCTATTGAAAAATATGGAAAATCCCTAGTTTTTTGCAGCCACAAAAACACTGTACATGCTCTATATGAATCAATAACTTAGCGTTGGATATTGCTACAGTATTCCCCCTCCCCGGCGTCCTGCCGAACGAACACAAACTACCCAAATAATACCGACTGCTAAGCTGTTCACTCCACCAGAGGAACGCCGATGCCCAACTCAGACCTGCTCCCTTCCCTGCTCTCCAAGCTCTACGAAAACCAGCTGGCCCTTGAGGCTTCCATCATGGAGCTATCGAACTGGGTGGAGCAGCGTGGCTCCACTGAGGTCGCAGAAAATATCCGGGGTGCGCTGCATACCATCGACGACAACGAAGAGTTCATCAAGCTCGCCCTGGCTGTGCTGATGTCTCCTAAGTAACCATTGCAGTTCGTCGCCTGGAATCGCGCAATCGTCGAACCTCGATTACTGTACATCCACACAGTATCGAATAAGCATCATGAACGACATTGACGAAGACACTTCTGCCTGGCTTGGCTGCCCCACGCCCCTGGAAATGTATCAACACCAGTGCGCCCTGCTCGAGGACGAGCTCATCCAGACTGAGGCGATGCTCAGAAAGGCCCGGGCCAACATAGCTGGCCTGGTGCAGATGAATGACCTGCTCGCCACTGGTAAAGCTTCAGCAGAGTTCGCGCTTAAACAAGCACTTGAGCGTGCATCAGCCATGAGCGATCGGGAGCCTGACAACGTGAGCTTTCGCCCCATCGATCTGGTGACCGAGCAGCGCGACCATCTGTTCAGGGAGAATCAACGGCTGCTGCTGGAAAGGACTGATGGTGCCGGAGAGGCCGGCACACTTTTATAGTAATATGAGGGCCAAACAATGCGCGAACCGCTGCGTCTAACCCGGAAAACCCAGGAAAGGATCACTCATGTCAGCCGTGCAAAAAGTCAAAGTACTGATCGGGAAGGTATCAAACGCCCTTGGTAAAGACCGCCTTGAGGCATACCGCCAAGACTTTGAGGATGGCCACCAAGGCTTGCGCCTGGAAAGAACGAAAGATGGATTATACGCAGACGCCTCTGTCCAAGCCGAATGGATTAAATGGGCAGAGCATCAGCATTTTCTTGACATGCAGTGGTAGTTTCTTGCAACGCTCATCATAAGAATGGACAAGCGTCACTCAGAGGAACCGGCTTCAATCAGACGGTGCGTGTCGCACTTCTGCAAAACAGCTCGGCCTGGGCCGGCATTCCCGACTACCTAATACTAATTACATCAAAGCTCTAAATAAAACCAGCTATCTTTCTGCGTATGGCAATAACTTCGGCCGACGTGTACGCTCCCCAAGAAATACAAACTTAAGAAACTCACTTTTTCTCATCAGCCATGAAACTGCTAGAGTTAAAATCAAAGATACAAAGAAAGCAGTTATAGATCGCTGCCAACCAATACCAAATCCAACAGCAGCGACAAAATAAAAATGTATAGCATAAATATCCAATGTCCTAGCCCCGAGAAACCCAAGAGATCTCCCAATTTTGTGTGAGCAGGAAGTTAAAAGCCACACAACTATAAACGCAAATCCTATTCCAGCAATCGCCGTAGCCACAAGGTATCCAGACTCAATCATTCTGAACAGCCGCCCCCGACCAATTAATTCTAATACAGTTAACGAAAACTGAGGGCCGGACGTTCTGTGCCAGAACTGCACGAGTAGTGGAAATGCCAGCACACAAGGGCTCAAAACCCACATAGACCACGACGTGTAAATCTCTTTATGGCGTGACAGCAAGTAACCAGCCATGAAATAGATTAAATACTCCTTCAAAAGGTCAACTCCAGCTCCATGGAACTTTGCCGCATTGACCAGAACAAGCGCGACAGAAACAATTACCAACAAGGCCAATTCAGCTCGAACTACTTTAGCAGCTAAGTAAAGGCAGAAATACAGTATTACTTGGCACAAAAAAAGGACCCATAAAAACCATAGGCCGGCATCCGGACTTATTAACAATGTTTTAATATATGTTACTAGCCCTCCGAATCCGCCCCCGCCATGAAATATATAGGAAAATAAATACCACGCGACAAAAGGCAATACTAATCTCTGCGACCTAGATACGAAAAAATCACGCACACCAGTTCTCGTTGAATAGAAAGATACCCATCCACTCAAGAACATGAAAAGTGGCATATGAAATGAATAAATAACCCTAAACCACAAGTTATTATCAAATTCAAGATAATAGCTTTGAATCGAATGACCAAGAACAACGAGTAAAATCGCCATACCCTTCATAGCATCAAGGAGTACATCTCTAGATTTTGCAAGGGGCATTTGCTGGTCAATCTCTGTATGGTTTTTGTGACAGCAATGATACATGTACGCCGTACAAAGCAGAATCGGTCCAATTTTCACTTCGTTGAAACAATTTCCTTGATATAGCTCTGGCAGGCCGCAAGTGCGATCAGTCCCTGGTCACCGGTGTCGGTGATGGCGATAATTCGTTGAGCATGCGCTGGGTCAAGTTGGGCTCGACGGGCCGCATGAACCACGCCGACGGCGCCGGCGGAGGCAGGCACGTTGCAGCTACCGGCTGGATCCTCGGAAAGGAGGACTGACAGCCGGACATCAGCAGTAGCAAGCTGGTCACGCAGGCGTGCCTGATTGCGCTGGGCATCGGATAACTCCTTGGTGTGTTGTTGGTCCTGGCCTGAAAGCTTCTGCTCCAGCACCAGCCGTCTGTCGTGCTCGGTACGGGCCTGGGCCTCAGCGGCATTGCTGATCGCCGCCAAGTCATTCTTGTGCAGGCCTGCCTGCTCGGCGAGCTTTTCGCCCATACGCCAATCCTGGACCTGCCAGGCGCCCCCAAAGCCGATGGCCAGCGCCAGCAGGATTGCGACCAGGATTTGACCGGGCGTCATGCCAGCACCTTCAAGGCCTTGTCGTACAGCGCCTGGCGGTCGTCCTGACCGGTGAGCCCACCATTGATGCGTAGGGTGATCTTCGCGAAAGCGCCTTGATCCGCCAGCGTGTTCAACCCACGAGTAGACCAGAACCAGGCCGCCGACATCGCAGCGTAATGCGACTGCTCCAGCAGCGCGGGTTGATTTACCAAGTCCAGGCCCAGTGCTTCACCGCACGCCGTATAGTTCGCCCGTCCGGTGATTTGGATCAGGCCCCGGCCACGGTACTTGGAGCCGTCACCCTTGATCGTGTTGCCCAGATCGGCGCGCCCTTCGTAGCCAGCTTGCTGCGGTGTGGGGCCCCATAACTCTTTCAGCCAGTGGAAATGTCCCGACTCATGCCCGACCTGGGCGATGAACGCAGCAATGCGCAGCCGAGTGACGATTCCGTACTTGGCCATGGCCGTATTCAGCACAGGAACAAAAACGCCGGCTTGGCGGCCGGCGTTCGGGAGGATCTGTAGCAACTGCTGTGCGGTTACAGGCATACTTATCTCCAGGGAATAAATTTATAATGAGAATGACGTATAAGAATTTTGCGTTCAGCTACGAATTATGTGGCTACTGAAGTTCAGATATCGTTTGATTGCTCGCCAGAAACTGCATATGTAATTTAGGAAATTTAAAGGACGAAAGATGAGCGATGAGAATATTTACCTAGCGTCAAATCAGGCTGACCTACTTAGCTGCCTTTACAGAGCAGTGAACCGCTACAAAACAAATAGAATGTGGACACCTAATAGCTCAGAAATAGCCAAATATGTCGAGCACTTATTCCCGGGCTTTGGGGAAGTAGAGGAGGCAGATATAGCCGGCTTCATTACATCACCCGAAGCAAGAGCGTTAGTCAGTTCGCATCCATTGCCTAACCTGAAAACCAGCTTGAATGAGGCCATTGTAAAAACCAAAAACTATCATGTACTTAGTAATATCCTGCTTACCGCGCAGATGATCACGTACTAAAACACGAAGCAGCTATCTAGCATTTAAAACCTGCTTACTGTGGATTAACCGGTCGCCGCGCTATCGTTGGGAATTCAGGGTTTTCAGCCGTCCACTTGCGCAGTGCCAGCCAGTACTTCTGCCACTGCTGCGCTGTACCAGGGATGCCTACCTCGCCGTACTCGATGGCGGAGACGTTCTGCTGGGCTTTGTGCATTTGGGTTTCACGCCAAGCCATTTCGATTGCTGCCTGTTTGGCATCAAGGGTGGCCTGAGTGATCAACCAGCTGCCATCTGCCTGCGCGGTATAGTCACCGGTAAACTCATCTTCAGGTCTGGGATAGCGCATCTCAATCCAGCCTTCAGGGCAGCCGACCTCGGCCTCATCGACCATCTGCAAATTTTGTCCTACTTCCGCATAGTGCTTCACGACTTGACCCTCCATACGAGCACTCGACATGGGAGTGCCGCTTGATTGCCCATGCCAGCGGGGAATGCACTGCCACCCGCTGATGGCTCCACAGTCATAGCGCTGGTACCGGTCCTAACATAAATATCTCCAGGTGCGGTCGTACTGAAGCGTTGACCTGCAGTGGTTCCGTAAGTTGTTGTTCCGCTAGTTCCAAACCAGCGGGGGTTAGCCCATACGCCGCCAAAAAGAACCTGGGCCTCACAAATTATTGTTTCATTAGGGAAAGGATTGGTTACGGTGTAAATCTGGTTAACGGCGAGGTTCGCCCCTCCATTCACGTTCACCATCGTCGCCCCAATCCTTGAGCTAAGAGCATCCAAGGCCTGCTGCAAATCCGTCTGCGCAGAAAGCGTACCCGTAATTGCGCCCCATGCAGCACCTGTTGGCAGTGGAACCCAAGTACCTGCGCCGCTCAAAACTTTCAGCCGGTCAGCAATCGATGGGGGTGGAACGAGGCCTTTCACACCGGCAACGCTTGCCGTTGCACCCACGAGTGGGGCCAGTCCCTGCCTGATCCTGTCAAAGCCATCCGCTGTGAGCGCGCGCAGCGAAGTGATGTCGTTGTTATCACCGCTGGCAGCCTTGCCCACCGTGACTGCTTCCGCCTGCTCAGCAGAATCAGCCGCTGCTGCTGCTGAGGCCGCGGCTGCCTGTTCGGATTGAATAATCGAATCCCTGGCTGTTTCCGATCGTTCAGCCGCCGTACCAGATGTCTGTGCCGAGCCCAGGCTTTGCTGAGCGGCCAGTTGCGCAGCGTCCTTGTTGTCAGTGGATGCTTCCGCGGCAGCGGTTGCGATGCCGGCCTGCTCAGTTGCAGCGGTCTTGGACCGGCCGGCAGACGTTGCCGCCTCGGTCGCAGCCGCCACTTGCTCCTGCATGTCAGCAACGCCGCTGGCGATCACCTGTGTGGCTGCCCGCAGAGCGTCAGCTGAATCTTTGACGTAGCCCTGCATCGGCGCCAGCGAGTAACCGCCAGCGACCTCGGCCACGCCTTGGTAGTTGGGCGCGATGGATACCGCTGTGTCGCTGGCAATGTTGGTGACTTCGTACCACTCACCATCAGGCCCGCGGAATGCATCGCCAACGCGAGCGTTCGCGATGAACGATGTCCCCGTTCCGAGCACGGCGTTGCTACCAGGTGTCACAGCAACTGTGCCTGTTTTGTACCAAGTCATGTAATACCCCTAGGAAATTGGTTTGGCCCAGACAACTGGCGTATATAAAGTTGTTTGTATATCAACACCGATCACTTGCATAACCAATCGGTTATTTCCATAGTCCCAGACGGCATATTGATTACCTTGCCGAGAGGTACTGCCAGCGACGTCCATTGCGATGTTGTTAATCAACATATACTCGCCCGTATTAAGCGGAGTATTGGCAGTCCAACTGAGCCTAAGAACTCCCTGCCCAGTATTTTCCGCCCCTAGGTAAGCCCAAGATGTAACTGTTTTTGTAAACTGGGCGCAGGGATTAGAGCTATCAAACAGCAGCGTCGAAGCGCCATCCCATAGTCTTAAACCGAACGTTCCGACAGGTGAGGCCTTGAAGGCGGCTGCGAAGTAAGTACCAGAATATGCCTGGCCTGCGATCCCCCTGAAAGAAAACCCTGTCCAAGCACCTGGCGATCCGTTGATAAGGCAAAAACACATCGTGCAAGACGAGCTAGGCCTGACAAACACTAGAGGCGGCTCAGATGAGGTAATCACCGAAGGAAATGATATTCCTGCACCACCCCCGCCATTGGTCCAGTTCCCCTTATGAAGGACTACAAGCCTTGCAAACTCAGAGTCCAGCGTAACCACGTCATTATTGTTTACAAAGGTCAGCCCAAAAGACATCAGCGATACCTCGTAACAACAAGTCTTTGGGGGCCAATACCTAGAGGGGCTCCCTCTCTTGTTCCCGGCTGACCGAAATACAAAGTCAGCCCTCCCTCGCTGACGATAGGTATGTATTGAATAGACGCGATATTTTGGGCGCTAGTGTCATAAGCTGCTACTGGAAAACAAACAGCTGAGTGTGTCGCGGGTGATACCCCAGGAATGGATATCCATCTAGTTCTATTCTCGCCCGCCACCTTCTGTACGACCGTGGAATACACAATCCTAACGGAGAAAGAGTTTTCATCCATTTCAAGGAAGCCCGTAGGCCCCCAAATTCTCATCCCAAAGCTCATGCCGTCAGATCTCCAAGCTGAACCCTCTTAACGCCGTTTTCGTCGTAGACCTTGATCGCCCTATTGGTCATCGTCAGGCGGCCGCCGCCAGGTGCTGGACCGTTGAACTCCAAGTTGCCGGCCTTATCCAGGCGCCACCCCTGCACACCAGCGACGTAGTTGTCCGATTGCAGCGCCTGGCCAATCTTCAGCATGGTGATGCTGCCGTCCTGGATGAAGGCCGAGCGCATGAAGACCTGCCCGTTGTCCACCGTGAACGGCGTGAACACCTGACCGCCGGCGAGTGTGCTGACAATGGCGAAACGATCGGCGCTTACCAAGAACTGGCTTTGCAGCACGCCCTCTTCGTCCTGCTCGATACCCAGGCCAAAGCCGGCCGCAACCAACTGGCCGTCGGCATTCACCTGCATCTTCACGGAGTACATCGTGGAGAACTTGCCATCGGTGTCGGCCTGGGCCTGGCTCACGACCTGAACAGCCGCCGAGGTCTCGCCGATTTCCGCCCTGACCTGCTGGATCGCCTGCGAAGTGGCCTCGCGGTCGGTTACCACCACGCTTTCGAGTTCGGTCACAGAGCCGCTGACTTCTCCCACCTCCGCGGTGAGTTCGGTCTGCCGCTGCACCATGGCCGCGTTCTGCGAGGCGCGCGTCCTCACTTCCTGCGCGAAACTCGCCGAGGCGTTGTAGCCTTGGAGCGCATCGGCAAGGTCGCCCTCGCCGGTGTCGTCCCGGTACGCGGACTGCAATGCCTGAAGGCTCGACGCCTGGGCCGTGACCACGCCATCCAACTCGGTGATGCTGGTGGTGTTGAGATCTACCTGACGCGCCAGCCCGTTGGCCGTGACCAGGACCTGGCCCACGTCCACCCAATAAGCGGCGTTCGGCGGCGAGGTATCTACCGGTACCAACTGAGTGGCCTGGTAGATCCGCTTTCCAACCACCACCAGGTCGCCCTCGAGGTAAACCGACTCTGGGTCGTAGGCCGACAGCCCATCGAGCGCATCAATCTGAGCCTGCAGCCCTGGGATTTTGTCGATCTCGTCGACGATGTCCTGACCAAGCTCCGTGCGCCCGATCTGCCCGGCGATCAGATCCAACACCGGCGCCGCATCTGCGCTCGCCATGCCCATCACACCGTTGCCGACCGGATAGAACGGGCCGACGTTGCCGGTGCGGTCCACGAGGCGCGCCCAGAAGAAGAACTGCGCGCCTGCCTGTAGGGCCTGCATGCTGTAATCCGCCTGGGGGTGCGCCAGGTCGGCGAGCTTGGTCGCCGCCGATAAGTCATTGGCCTGGCCATACCACAACTCGGTGCGCTGGGTATCCTCGGCCCCAGCCGGGAAGCCCCAGCGAATGCCAATGCCGAACAGTTCGCTGGTGGTAGATAGAAACGACACCGCCGGCGGCAAGCCGACCTTCCCTTCCAGGTTAGTCAGGTTAGAGCTCTTCCAGATCGAAGAGATCTCGAAGGCGCTCACCGAGCGAACCCGGGCCAGGTAGGCGCCCGAGTAAATGCCGGTGACGTCCACGCTTGTCGCGCCTGTGCGCTGCAGCTTGATCCAGTTGCCGCTATCCTTGCGCCACTCCACGTCATACGCGACCGCGCCGTTCACAGCAGGCCACGAGATGTTCATGGTGCTGATCGCCAGGCCCTGATCCACGGAGTAGTTCGACGTGATGTCGACGCTCGCGGGAGCGGGAACAACGGTTATCGGCACAACACTGATTGGCCGCTCTTCCAGCCTGGCGCCGGTGTCGATGTGATCGAACTTGCTCGGGTCGTACTGAACTGCCGAGATTTCAAACACACCAGGCTCCGGCCGCGCCACGCTGACCACGCGATAAAGCGGGATGGCCAGGTCGTCAGCATCCAGCGCCCACACCAGCTCACGCTCCGGCGGCACGGAATAACCCACGGTCACGGTGACCTGCCGACCGCTGACCAACTGCACGGTGCGGCCCTCGCACTTGCCGTCCGGCAGGTTGAGGATAAGCCGATCACCAGGCTTGGCCTGGGTGTCCCGGTCCAGGGTGATGACCTTGCCATTCACCGCCGAGATACGACCGCCAACCGGCCGACCGGCCAAGAGCTCGTCGGCGATCGGGATCACGTAGCCAGGCAGCGGGATGCGCCCGTCGAGGCCGACCTTGAAGGTAACCGCCCGATCCTTGGAGTTCGTGAGCAGCGCCCACTTGCCTCGGCGCTGGGCCTCGGATTCGCGGGTGCAGCCAATAGCGCTTATCTCCAGCGGGTTGTCGCCGTAGCGCCGCTGCAACTTGGCATCGGTCACAGCTGTGACGTCGGTGTCGAAGTTGTTCCCCGGGTTGTCGTAGCTGATCAGCGCCCGCGTGTAGCGGGTGCGCTCCGATGCGCTCGAGTAGGTGAACTTGCCATCGATGACATTCGCCCGAGTGTAGGCAAAGTCGAAGTCGGTAGCGCGCGGCATATCCGCCAGGGTGAATACCTGGCCCTGGGCCCAGTAAGTCATGCCCCGATAGATCGCCGAGATATCACGCAGCAGCGACCAGGCGTCGGCCTTGCTCTGCAGGTTCAGGTTGCAAATGAATCGCGGCTCCTGGCCACCCTTCCCGTCCGGCACCAGTTGGTCGCAGTACTGCGAGATGCGGTACAACTCCCACTTGTCCACCATCCACGGCTTGATGCGACGGCCGAGGCCGAAACGGTCGTTCGTGGTGATACCGAGCGTTGCCCATGTCGGGTTGTTGGTATACGCCTCTTTGAAAGTGCCATCCCATATACCCGTATAAGTCCGGGTCGCAGAGTCATAGTTGCTCGGTACCGACCATTTTCGAGCCTTGCAGCCCACGGTCACGGCCGGGATGCTGCGGAACTGTTCCGCCGAGAACTCAATGAAGAGCAGCGCGGTGTTCGGGTATCGAATCTTCGCGTCGATCACCTCGGTGAAGCCGGCAATCTGCATGGTGTCGGAGCTTTTGTTGTTGTTCTGGTTCGCGGTCAGACGAGTGA